AGACAATGTTTCAATTGCAGTTATTTGTTCGGCTGTCAATGTTGACAATACTGCATTTGCCTTTAATATTTCTGATTTAAGTGCCATAATTCTAACCCTTTGAATTAATTTTTGATTGATTTGATACTATTTTTCTGAAAATTTTTGATTTACTAAAGCCTTTTCAGCAATTGACTTTTCACTGTTTGCACTTTGGGCATCTAAAGCTTTTGCAACCGCATCAGCAATTTTCTTTTCATTGTTTGCACTATGTTCAGCTAAATCTTTTGCAACTGCTTCGTTGATTGCATTTTACTTTAATTCCTATTCATTTTCTTTTTTGGCTTGAGCTAATTGAGCTTTTGACTCTTGCAAATTTTTAGAATTTTCTGCTTGTTCCTCAATCCATTTGTTTGGATTATGCAATACAATCAACTTATAACCTTGTCTTACCAAGTCGTTTTTTAAGTTCAATTCGTAAGCCTTTTTTCCGAATTTTTGAATTCGTGGTTGGCTTAAACGCTTACCAGTTTCAGAATCAAACTTTGGAACTTCAATCTTAACATGGTAACGATCCTCTTCGCCATTTGGCAAAACGTAATTTTCTGGAGTAATATCTAAAATATCAACATCCTTACCCTTGTTGTTTAGCATATTGTATAAATTTTTGATTAATGATTTCGATTTTCTTTGAATAAGGAATATTTATCCCGAACTCTAACAAATTTGTATTTTCTCGTTCAAATCTTTTAACAAAGTTAGAAAAGTTTAGCTTTACAATCAATTGTTCTTTTGAAATCAAAGCTTTTTCATAATAATTTAAAACCTCTTCCCTTGTCATGTGTCGAAATGGCTCTAAATCTGCCAAGATAAACATCCTTTGGAGTTCTGTCTGATTATGTCTATACTCTGTTTCGATAATTTGATTCTGCATGGCGTCAAGTTCAGCTTCACTAGCACCAGACTCTTTAGCCATTTTGTACTGTTCCCTTAGTTTAGCTACTGAAACAGTATAAAAATCTGTACCGTAATTTACCCTTGATGAAATAAAAAGACTGCCGTATCTAAGTTTACAAACAGTTGAATCAACAAAATTTTGAGCTTCTTCAAATCCTTTTTTAACCCGATTTAGGATTGTTGTTTGCGATTCAAAATTTGCCGTAACTTGCGATTCATTAATTGCCTGACTTGCTACTAAATCAGAATCAACACCGCAAACGCTTGTAATAACTTCGTTCTTTAATCTTGCTTGTTCCGAAACATTAAAATCTAATGATTCTTTATCAATTCCTAATAATTGAACCGGGTTTCTCAAGTCAGCCTGTTCTTTATCTCTAGGAATTGGCACTTCTACAAATGTTCCAGCACCAGCAATTCTTTTACTCCCACATTTAGGACATGATAATAATTTACCAGTACTATCAATTTTGTAACTTCCTTTTCTGTCTTTTAAAAAACCGCCATCACATTCGTCACCAGATTCTTCATTTGTGAAATTACAATCTTGTTCGTAACCTGAATATATTGGATATGAACCATAAATATCAAGATGTTTTTTTGATGTATGGAAGAATAAAAACCAATCAAGAGAACTTAACATTTTTGAAATCACATGATTTTTGATGTCTGGTTCTTGTAAATTCAAAGATTCATTCCAAAAAAACTTTGCGGGACAATAACCTAAATCATGAGGTTCTTCACTTATTAGCTCACCAAGTTCATTTAAATTTTCTTCATTAAACAATCTATAATATTCATCATCGAATACCGCAATCTTTTTGTCTGGCTGTCTAAATGCAATCCAATCCATTATACCAGTCTTTTTATTTACTTCATAGCCAATTACTTGATTTATTGGAAGAAAATAAAAATAAGGTTGAGGGTAATTGTCATCTAAACTTTGTTCTGTTGGCAAATCTACAATTAAAACACAATTGTGTTCCGTTTTGAACATTTCCCAACCTTTTTGACTCCAAACTTCTGGTTCTTTTAAAAACTCTTGGCGGTAATATTCCCAATCGTCACGTTGTTCGGCATTCATGAACTGATAATTGAACGCTGGGTTTCTACCATCAAAAATTCTTGATAGCTTATCAAAGCAAATCCCCGTTACTTCATTTGTAGCAACGGGGTATCTGAATAACAATTTGAAAATCTTTGCTTTGTCATGTGGAATAAGCGATTCAACAAAACTTAGAAATTCCGTGATTGGCTGTGAAATGTATGGCAAAATTCTTGTTTCAGAATGAAATTTAATTCTATTCTGGTGAGCTACTGCCTTCTGAATCGTTTGGCGTTTCTTTTGAGCCTTTACCTCCTCTTTTGCTTTCTTTATATCCAATCCCATTGTCGTCTAAATAATAATTTGAATCACTTGGTAAACGCCAACCACTTTCCCTAATTCGAAGAATTCTTTCAGCGTGATTGATTTCAAATGTTTGCCTTATACTTGAATCTAAAGTCTCAAGCTCTACATTGGTGAATTTTGCCATAGTCGTTTGATGTTATAAACTTGCGACTAAATCAGTCAAAGGATTGAAATCTGTTGGTTTTACTTTTTTCAAGTCGTCAGAATAATTGGGAAGATACATCCATTGAATGTTGTTTGTGTCTGGAGCTTCTAAACCGCCAAAACCTTTATCGGAAACAAACAAAGAACGAATTGGAATCGGATAATATTTACCCGCTGTAGTCGTGTCTTCAATCGCACCAATTGCACCATTTTCATCAAACAAATAAACACCAATGTTTTCACATTGTAAAGTTTTAAGAATTTTAATAACACTTTGTGGCGCACCTCTAAAAACTCCAGTAAAAGGACTTGGCTCACGCCCAACAATAATACTTACACCACCAAGAGTTTCATTGCCTCCACCGAACTCACGAGCGGCACCCGGTTCAGTTGTTGGGGCTTGAATGTATGGACTAATTACTACTTTAGTATCATCAGCGGCAACTAAAAGCGGTGTCCATGATGCCTTTAGTTTCATATCTGCAGTTGCCAAAAAACTATTCTTTGAACCATCTGCTTTAAAAATACGCTGAAATGCTACTTTTTGAATTTGCCCGAAATCTTCTATACAAGTGATTGCTGGCAAAGTTGGCAAAGCTGCCGAAAGTGGGCATGAACAAACCATAATTATTTTTGTTTTAACTTTAAAATTTATTTAATAGGGCTTACCCTTTGCCCATTTTCGATATACAAATGTAAATAAATTATTCGATTGTTCTTGTGTTTGTGGCTTTTTATGTTAACAACAAAAAATGGATGACTATTTAAGCCATCCATTGAGAAAATTAAAATGTTAAAAGATAAAGAAACTTTCTGTTTATATGCCATAAATTATACTTCCTGAGGAATACGGCAAACACAATCCACTTTTTACTATTCTTATCATAACAAACATAGTAAACTGTTTCATCTATAAAAACATATTTTTCAAGGAATAGAAACTTTGCCGACTTAAATCCTGCATGATGAGTATCAGAATTTTCAACATAATTAAGACTATTGATGTCTTCTTTGAATACTGGAAGACTTTTAGTTTCTGGATTAACCGTTTGAGAAAAAACAGTAATACTAAAAAGTAGTAAAAAGGCTAATAATAATTTTTTCATTGTGATAGTTTTAATTATTAAAGTTAAAAAAAGTAGTAAAGGAGAATCAATCTCCTTTATTGAAATCTTGCTTGTAAGTTTGGCATTGTTAAAGCCTGCAACCCTTCAATTAATCTTGCTTCATTCATTTTTACAAATGACGCATAAGCCAATCTGAACTGTTTTTTTGCTAAGTAAGCATTCATTGTTTTTTGAAAGTTTTTTGACGTTTTCATCGCTCTACTTGTTTTAATGGAACACCGTTGTTCTCATTTCTTACATCGAAGATAACAGGAATTTCTTTAATATCAAAGGATTTTGTTTTTATTTTTAGATTTTTTTAATTTCTAACCTTAACACCTCTATTTTCATGCGAATAAGGTCTAATATTTCCCTCTGCTATTTCTTTTTCGTAAATACCAGTTAATCCGTCTTCTGGGTCATCGTGCGTATTAGCTGAAAAGTTCCTTAAAAATCCAGTGATATGGTCATAAATCTTTTTGTATCGTGTCTCCCAACCAAGTGGCATAATTATATGTTGATTGACCATTGCGGACGATGTGATAATACGGCTTTCTTTGTTCCCTTTCTGATGAAAAGGAAAAGTTTGAGCCTTTATTTTTTTCTTAATCACTTTTTCAAACTGTGAGCCTCCTCCATTACTTTCAATCCAAGCCCGTTGCGTGCCGTTTCGATTAATCATTTGAGGAATTGTAACAGTTGTAATATCTGTATTTTCGCTTGTCATTTCCATGTCGGTAATGAGTGCGAAAAGTAAAGGTTCAAACCTTTTGGTCCTTTCGTTGAAGATTTGATTTTCTGATTTGTAAATATCGTAACAAGCAGAAAATAACATATCGTTGCCATCGTCTGCAACGTCTGTATAATTCCCCGAACGGATAAAACTTCCCCATTCTGATTTTTCTGCCCAAACTTTGAAGGGTTGATAAAGTTTCCCTTCTGAGTTTCCTGCATTTCCCTGATATAAACATTCAAATTGCACTGGGTCGAGCCTTTTTTGTGCTTCGAGCTTTGTTCTTGAGTGACGATTATCCCACAAAGCTTCTGACTGTTGCCTTGGGTCTAACTCGGTTGGCAATCCTGTTTTAAGTGCTTCAAAGTTTAATCGCACCCATGCACCTTCTGGAATGTTTTCTAAGTCTTTCCATGATGTAATTTCAATAATTAATTCACCAGACTTTTCTAATCTACCAATCACATCATCATCATTCCAGCGAGTGAATACAATTAACTCTTGTGAATCGTTATGAAGCCTGGTCCTTACAACTGTTGTGTACCATTTCCAAGCCGCTTCTCTTACAATTGGACTATTTCCCTCTGCATAGTCTTTGTAAACGTCATCTAAAATACTTACATCAACTGTTTTTCCTGTCAATGAACCTCCACGACCAACAACCCTTAAACTTCCTTTTTTACCTACAATCTCAAATACGTCTGAATTCCTTAAAAAAGTATTTGACATTGTTACGGCATTTGAACCGTTTAGGCGAGTTGTTGGGAATAGTGAACGATAAAAAGGAGAATCTATAATCCTTTGAACATCTCGGTTAAAATCTCTTGCGACTGTTGCAGCATAAGAACCAATGAATATTTTTTCATCAGGATTAAGCCCTAACATATAAGCGGGCAAAAATCTACTTGAACCCTGTGACTTACCATGTTGTGGAGGCTGTTGCACAATAAGTTTTTTAATTTTTTTATGTGCGAACATATCCAAAATAGTATAATACACCTGGTGAAAGTTTTCTACTATCATTTCTGGATAAACAAAACGGGAAAAGTTTAATAGTCTTTTCCGTGAAGCGTGCAAAACTAAAGCTTCTGGGTTAGCAATTAAAGCTTTATAGGCTTCAAGTTTCTCATTATTTTCTACATTATCCATCATTTTTTTTCAAAAAATACACAATTAACTTTTCGTTCTTTACAGTTTGTGGCTGGCGTTGTTGGTTTGAACTTAGTTCTATTACATTCTATCAAATCAAACTTAACAATTGAAGAGTAAATACACTTTAAACAATCAACTTGTTCGACAAATAGACTATTATTTGTATCATTTCTTTGTCTTGTAAGCTTCTTTTTCGCCATATCTTAAAATAGTTATAGGCTTTTTAATAAAAACCCCGTAAATCAAGGTATCATAAATTGTAAAAATGCAATTATTAATCTTCTTTGCCTTTCTCTTTTTGAATCTTATCAAATTTCAAGTCTTGAATCTTATCAACAACAGCAAATAATAAATCTTCTGGAATGCCTTTAATATCATAGTTTGGCGTATCATTGGCAACTGTTTGATAACTTGGCACGTCAATCTTAATAGGTGCATCAAATCCAAGCAATTTTGCTCTTCTTTGTTGTACATTTAAAAGTAAATCTAAATAACGTGGGTTGCCCGATGAGGTTTCAATTGATTTTTCATCATATCCGTAATAGTCGCCTGTCTTTTCATCTTCACTTAAAACCTTTTTTGGTTTTGCGGAGGTTCTATTCTTCTCCCTTACTTTGCCATTTTTTGAAGCTTCCCAAGCCTCCCATAGCTCAATTTCAATTTTATCAAGCTTTTTAAGTTCCTGAGTAACATAATCATCAATATTGTCAAGCCTTTCCCTTTTCCATTCGATTAAAATTTGTTGCAAGTCATAGAAAACCATACTCAAACCTATTGTGTAAGGCATTTCACGCCTTTTTAGGTCCTCATTCAGCTTTGCTACTATATCTCTATAAGAATAACCTTTTAGGAACAATTTTGAACAAAAAGACAAATCATAATCCCTTTGTTCTTCTGACCTTTTATTATAGCCAAGTGGTTTTTTCCGTCTCATTTTATAAAATTTAAGTTCAACCTTTCTTTATGTTCATCGAATATCAAAACAAAATACTTTTAAACTTATTTAAAAACAATACATTAATCTACTTTATTCAAGAAGAAATGGCAAAAAATTCAATGAATATTCCTTGCCATCAACATCAATAACGCTTTCAACACGCTTTAATGACCAAATATATTCTTGCCATTCTCTTTCATTTACCTCTTTGGCTTCTGATTCTTCTGATTCTTTGTCATTTAATAAATTATTATCCATTTTCTAAAAGTTTTTTAGTTTTTAATCTTCTATCGCCTACTATTGCAATACAACTAAAGCATTGTCTTTCGCATGGAAATTTTTCTGGATGCAAAATCTTATCTCTTTCAATGCCTTTAATATTAGCATCATTGCAATATTTTAAGGCTTTATTCCATTCTTCAATGTCAAAATCTTCTTGACCACATAAGTTCTGACAATAAAAAATGCGTTTATTTGACTTCATGTTACAAATAAATGATAAAAAGCCACAATCAAATGAAAGTGGCTTTTACCTAAACCTAAAACTATTATTCTTCTTGAATTCTATAAAGATACTATTGTGTTGGACCTCTTGTAAGCTGCATAGTTTTATTGGTTTAATATTCAACTTCTACTAATATGGTAAATTCTTTACAATCATTGGCTAATTCTGCTAAAGTACAAATACGATTATCACTTTCAAATTGAAGGCTTATTGCTGATGCGTGTTCATCTGAAATTTCAATAATATCAATTTCAGTAAATCCATTTTGCTCTGAAAGTTCTGCGTATCCTTTCAATAATTCTGAAAGATTATTAGCAAAAACATAATCAGTTTGGTTTGTGTTTACTTCAAAAATCATAGCTATATATAGTAATTTTCTTTAAATTCAGGCTCTGACATTATCTTGAACTTACCAGACTCTAATTTCACAATATAAAGTCCTTCGAGTGCCGTTACCATTGTACCAAACGAATCAATGAAACTGTATTTTGCTATTCCTTGTGATGTTCTTGGAATTTCCATTGTCCCGCCACCAGTAAACTTCAAGAGATTTTCAAGGTTTTCTCTTTCAATCTTCAAAGCGTGAACGTGTAAGTTTCTGCTAATATACTTTGTTCCTGCTAACTCTTCTGGTTCTACAAGCATTTCTCGCACTTCAATCGGATAATCTTTGTAATTATCAATTTTGGCAAAGAAGATGATTTTTTTGTTATCATCAACCAAATTACATGAAATTAGCCTTTTGCCTAATTTGCCTTTTATTGCTTCTGTGATAGCAATTTTAGTCATTTGCTCTACTGATGAAGCATTTAGATTAAATTCTAATCTATCTACTCTATCGTAGATTGTAGGCATTTCGCCAATTAGACTTTTAATCATGGCGATTAAATCGCCATCATTCGGGGTTAGTTTATCCATCGCTTTTTTAGTTTAACTCTTCTGGCTTTTCAACTTGCAAAAGTTGAGGTTGAAGAGGTTCATTGAATGTGAAAACTTTGAGCCAAACGCATTTTTGAGTTTTCAATATCTCAATTTCTTCGTCAGATAATTCCCATTTTGTAACCACCATTCCCAAATTATCGTTGCTTAAAAAGGCTGGCAATGGATTGTATGCTGGCTGGTCTTTTCCGAAGACAACATTTTGCTCTTTAAATTCTATTGGACTCATTTTTAATTGATTTGAGTTGTAAATATAGTAAATACTTTTTGCTTTTAATATTTTATTGAGGCTTTTTAAACAGCTTCCAGAAAGGATACTTAAAATAGTAGTCCTTTCGTATCATTAAGTGAATGCCAAAGCCAATGCACAAAAATCTAATTTCTAAATCAATGTAGATATTTGTTCCATTGATGTAATCAATTGCAAAAGCTGGAGTGATAAAAAATGTTGTTGAAACATAATTAACTACATATAGGTAAATACCAAGATTAAATAAATTGAAGCCTATTCTTTTCATTTTTTTTCGTTTAAAAGAAGAAAACCTTTTTTGTCTAACAATACGCTTTTCGGGTATCTGATTATTTCCCCTTTGTCAAATATGGCATTCCAAATGCCTACTTGACCACTAACAGGCAACTCTATAACTCTTTGAGGATTCCTCATAAACCACCCATAACCATTTTTATACCACTTTCTTTTGTCTGTTGGTATTCTGGTATTGTTCCAATCATCTTTTGTAAATGTGCTAACTAATTTGCAATCATAGATTTCGACAAATCCCAATACTACACCTGATTCAATCCCGTATATTTCGGGCATTTTTGACGAAGTAATCAAAAGTTCGCCTCGGTAGTTGGTTTTCTTTGTTCTTACTTCAATGCTTTTAACGGCATAATCAAAGCCGTTTTGGCTACATTCAAAAGTAAGCAAATCGCTGGCATAAGGTTGCTTGACGGTCAAAGCAGAATAACAGTCGTGTAATTCTGGATTGTAATTTTTATAGTCAATTTGCATTTTTCAACTTATTTTTTATTCGTTTGCATCTATCTGAACAAAATTTAGCGTCGGCTCTCTTCCCTTTTATCTCATTACCGCAATTCATACAATGTTTTTGAAAAATATGGCTTGAATCGCTTAAATCGCCTATTTTGTCTTTTAGTGGAACGGATAAGTCATTTATGATATATCCGCTCTCAATTCCTAAAAGTACCTTCCAGTCAAGTTCCAATATTTCACAAGATTTCTTGATTTCTGGCACATAAGTTAAGGCTAAAGATTTGTTTCCTTTGCTCATTTGTGCATTGTATGAACGAACATTAATTCTTAATCTACAACTTTCATCCATTACGGTAAAACGTCTCTTTTTAAATATTTTGGATTCCAAAGAAAATTGTCTTCAGTAAGGGTTTTACAACCTACCATGTAAAGTTTTCCACTTTGACGAATGCAATAATATTTGCTCAGTGAATCAGTGCTATATCGGCTGTAATATGGGTAATCAGCAAAGGGTAAATCCTCAACCTCCACCCACTCAGAAAGCCTTCCAGAAATATGAATCTGTTCTTCTACAATAAAGAACAACAAAAAAAGCAGTATTGAACGCATATTTTTTCAGTTAAAGCAAAGTTAGCAATTCATAGATTCTATAAGCAAATAAACAAAAAAGTGCTAAAACAAAGACTAAAACTAAAGTCTTAAATAAATTAATCATTCCCTCTGCAAGCAAATCAACAAACTTACTGAGTTGCTGTTCTAATTTTTTGGTAAAATCTTTTTTGCTCATATCTTTAGAATGGTAAGTCATCGTCATCGCCTTTGCTTGGCAAGTTAGATGTTTGATTGTGTGATTGTGATGGAGGCGGAGGCGGCACACTTGAATTGTCATTTTTTTGCGAAAGCATTTCAAGGGTTGAAACATAAATTTCAGTTAAGTATCTCTTTGAACCACCTAATTTGTCCTCATAACTTCTGGTTCTTAATTCCCCTTCAATATAAAGCTTATCGCCTTTTTTGACATACTTTTCTGCAACCTCTGCCAATTTACCCCAAATTACTAAATTGTGAAATTCAGTTTGTTCTGGGACTTCTGTTCCGTTTGCAAGTTTATACGCTCGCTTGTTAGTGGCTAATGAAAAAGTAGCAACCTTTTGACCACTATCAAAATTTTTGATTTCTGGATTTCTACAAGTGAAACCCAATAAAATAACTTTGTTTACACTCATTTGAATTTAGGACGTTCTAAAAAATACCTATTTTTATTATCTGACCAATATCCAGCCCGATTAAGGGCCTTTCTATCATCATCAAAAATAAACTCGTACCAACCACTGGTAGAATCTTCTTTTTTTTCGATGCACTTAACAAGCTTACCAACGAGAAATCTTGCCAATTTTGCATAGCTGCAATTAGTATTGATTTCTATAATTCTTTGACCTTCTTTTTTCTTTTCCTCTTTTGGTTGAGGTTTTTTCTCTTGAACTATGATAGGATTAACAAAATCCTTTTTCATTGATTCCCTTGATACGCTTGAGAAATCACGATTTTTTTTGACTCGCATATTCTGAGGTTAAAAGTTCGATTGTACTAACGTTTTTCTGGTAAATTCTCATTGATGAACGATTTCCATTTTCCCAGAGATTGTGCATTTCTCCACAAAGAATATTCACATTTCTCGGGTCGTGTGCCATTTCTGGAAAAGCTCCACGGGTCAATATGTGTGAAATGTATATTGACGAATAAGAATGTAAAGGCTTCATTGTCTCCTCGCATTGATGAGGTTTGTGTTTCCAAATCCATCTATAAAACCTTTCATTTGCCTTTTCAACATCTCCACGACCAAAAACACATTGCCCAAACAATTCTCTTTGAATTTCAATTCTAAGTGAAATCTCAAGACTAAAACGATTGTCTAATAGGGGATTGTAACCCCTATTAGTACAATATTCGTATTCTTCAATTGAGGAAATATAAATCTGATTCATCAGAATACTACATTATCATCAAAAGGCGATTCGTCATCTTCTTTTTCGCCTTTTTTGATCACTGGAGAACTTCCAAACAATTCCAATTGAGCCTTTTTACCTTTAAAAAGAAATTGATAAGTTTCTTGTTCAATTCTCAAAATAATATCTTCAAGCTCTTCTTCAAATCCGTAATTATCGTTACTAAACTTGATTCGTGGCGAATTGATGGCAACTTTTTGACCTTTCAATACTTCCAGGACCGATGTGATAATTACGGCTACATTATCATCGTTTCCAGAAAGAGAAATTCCACGAACTTCAATTTTATCAAGCAATTCTTTAGCAAAGTTTCTTGAGGCTTTTTCTTGATTTGTTGTTGCCTTGAACTCGTCTGCTTCAATCATTGTGAGGAACGAAGTGACATTGAATATCCGTCCAACAATCGGAATTAACTCTTTGAAGCACCCTCTCAAGTCTGGGTGAATATCCTTAGCGGATTCTACATGATATTTATTAATGTAGGATTCCTCATTGATAACCTCGGTGACTTCAAAATGAACGTCCAAGCCTCCATCTTTGACGATTTTCACTTTACTGAGTGTAAAGTTTTTTTCACTGGGAATTTTTAAAACTTCTTCTTGTTCCATAATATTTTGATAGACTACTATCATTTTTTGGGTTAAAAATTGTCTTCGTCAAGAAGCTTGTTAGATTTTTCAAGCGTTTTATTGAGGTTTTCAAGTTGTGATGGCTTAACATCTAAAACCATTTCAACTTTTGTATCTGAAAACTCTATTTTTGAAACATTCTCAACTGGAATATCTTCAAGTGTATTTGCTTTAACATTTGCACCAGGAAACTCAATTTTAGGCTCAATTGGGTACTCTTTAAGCTTTAATTCAATGATGCCTAATCTTACAAGTTCTGGAAGGCAACGAACTAAAGCCCTAACATCTTCTAAAGCATTGTGAGCGTTGAACGTTTCATTTGGGAAAAGCTTTTGATAAAGCTCCTCAAGTTTGGGGAATTTGCCAGGCTTACCATTGGCATACAATGCACCAACGAATTTAATCGTCTTCATCATTGTATCAATTCTTTTCGCTTTATCAAGTGCTATTTCAGCATACAAATCATAATACTCCTTACCTAAGCTTCTTAAAACGCTTGCTTTGATGATTGAAACATCAAAATAAATGTTGTGAGCACACACAAAATCTGCTTCTATCGCATCTTGGAAGAAAGCTCTTAAAACTAATTCAACATTTATGCCATGTTCCATTGCATAGTCGTGTGAAATCCCATGAATTTCAGTGACTTCCTGAGGAATAACATAGCCGTTTGGCTTAATAATATACTCGTATTCTTGACCATTTAATGACCAAGCTAATGATACCATGTGCGGAAATTCCATAAAGTCGGCATCATACTTTGCACCCTTAGCGGGCAAACCTGTTGTTTCAGTGTCGAAGAATAACACTCCTTTTGTTGCGTCCATCGCTTTATTGTTTATATGAATAATTTATTTTAATTAACTCTTGTTCTAACTCGTAAAAAATTGAATAAGCAATACTTGGTATTATTGCGTTTCCGAATCCGTGTATAAGTCTTTTATCCAGTTCTTTGGAAAACCCATCATCCATTCGTACATTTTCATAGCTTGATTTGCCGTGAAACCGTGTAGTTGGAATTGGTAAAGGGCTTTGTCTTGGTGCTTGTTTTGGTAGTACTTTTTGTAAGATTCCACCCTTTTTAACAATATTTTCGCATCCGATGCCGCTGGCGTAGGCAATTCCAAAAAGTCTTTCTCTCAGGTGCGGAAATCCGAATTGGGAAGCATAAAACAATCTCCATTCAACATTATACCCGAGCTTGGAAAGGTCGCATAAGATGACTTCAAATCCTCTACTAAGCAACATTGGGCTGTTTTCAAAGATAATGAAGGAAGGTCTAATTTCCCCAATAACACGGGCGTATTCACTCCAAAGCCCTGTTCTTTGCCCTCTGATTCCTTTTTCCTTAACCTTCTTTGACGTTTGACTGATTGAAACATCTTGACACGGAAATCCTCCTGAAACAATGTCAATTGTATTCCTGTATTTTGTTCCGTCGAAGTTTGTAATGTCTTCATAACTTATTGAATCTTTAAAATTTCTTTTTAAAACGTTTCTTTTGTACTCTTCAATTTCGCAATGAAAAACATTTTCCCAACCCATCATTTCAGTAGCTAAGTCAAAACCACCTATTCCAGAAAAAAAACTGCCATGCTTCATATACTTTTCGGGTCATCAATGTAAACATTAAAGTTTTCGGCTGCCAATTGTTTCAAAGTTTCAATATGTTCTATCAGTTCAGAATTGCTTAAAGATTGAATTGAACGCAAATTTTTCCAATATCTACCAGTCTCAATATCTGGAATCTCTTCCCACATTATTGGAGACAATTCCCTAATAAACATTTCAGTTTGTTCTTCTGTCATTCGTTCGCCATTATCCCAAATTGCTTGCCTAAGTGTTGGCACAACATAGTTGTAATAATATCCTTTTAGTGCTTCTGAACTTCCAGCTTGATAAATTGAAAACTTAACAATAACTTTTGAGCCTTTCCAATTTTTCAAAAACTCATTGACTTCACCCATGAACAGCATTAAACCACCTTGATTATTTACTGTTCCCGTCGCTGTTATCTCTCTTTTCTTCATCAATTAGTGATTGTACAGTTTTGGTGAAAATGTTATTCCCTACTGAAAGCATAAAGTTTCTTTTGTTACTTGATAGCCTTGTTTCTTCTCTGCTTAGGATTTTGGCATAAGACAAAATAAATTGGTCTGCTTCCCAATACCCATTTTGTTTTAAGAAGTCTATTGGATGAGATTTTAGCCTTTCATGCGGTTTTAGACTTAAACTTGCCTTTTCCCTTTCTTGCCAAATGCCATTTAATTCAATTTCAACATTTTTGAAGAACAAAGGCAATTTAAGAACTTCTTCAATAGTCATTTCTGAAATTTTCTTTTCCATAAAAATTAGGGGGACTAATTCCCCCTTTTAGATTTTTTCAAAAGTTTTACTTGTGATTCTTGATACTCAGAATATTCTTCAATTTCAATATACCCTTGACCTCTTTGAACCTGTTCAATGAATCCTTGAAACCCATTCTTTTGAGCAATTTCAATAATTGATTCAAGTCTTTTTTGTCCAAGCGATTCCCCTCTGGCAATCCTAAATACTTTCACTGTTGGATTAGAAGCAATAATCAATTTAGCAGCAATTTCCATAATTTGAGAATCAGAAACTTTTCCAGCGAAAAAAGGAACTCCGTTTAACTCAAGCCCTTCGTCGGTAAATGTTAGTCCGTCGATTGGCAACTTACTATCGTTAATCAACTTTTCACGCTCAGAAGCCAATTTCACAAGATTGTTTTCGTGGACTTGAACTTTCTTTTCTACTTGTTTTTTCTTTTCAGATTTATCAAGAAAATCAACGACTTTGGCATGAATGCGATTGTGTTCCTCTGATTCTTTAAGTCTTGTTGCCGTGTCTGCTGTCTCAATATTCTTTTCTTCGTAATCATTTAACCAGTTTTGAGCATTTAGCTTTCTTTGGTAAAAGTCAGCCTTTTCATTCTGAATTTTATCAAGTATCTCTTCTTTGAGCTTCAACGCCTCATCTCTTTTCTGGTTGTTTGCTTGAATGACTTTATTGAATCGCTCTTTTGCCTCTGAAACAATGCGATTGTATTCACTTTCGGCTTCTTTATCGGAATCAACCAAAGCGTTGATTTGATTCTGGTAGTCTGTTTGAGCCTGAGACAATCTTGTTGGAATCTCTTCGAGTTGTTGAACTCTTTGAGCTAATGAGGCTCTTACTGTCTTTGCCTTTTCGATTAATTGAGCGTTAAGGTTTTGTTCCTCAATCAAGTCATCAATTTTAATTGGTTGTGCGTATTTCTCAACGTCACCAGACTTTAATTCTTTTTGTGCGTTTGCACAAATGGTTGAATAAGTCTTTAGCTCCGCATTTACTTCTTTTCTTGCCAATTTAGTTGCCTCAATCTCTGAGTCAATTTCTTGGATTCTTTTTTGGACGCTTTCAGGTAAAAGCGATTTCACAACATTTACCTGCTTTCTTCGACCCTCTGCCGTCTCTGACCAACGAGAAAACTCAACAGCGTCGAAGTCTTGATAACCCAAAATTTTCTGTAACATGGTTACATTGTCTGACTTCATGCCATTTTCAGACTTAATGGATAGTGTTCCCCGTGGGTTCGCTTTAGTGAACTTCAAGTCAATCTCATACTCTTGACCATCTCCACCGACTACCATTTTGGCAAAGCCCTTATCTTCGCCAATTTTCAATACGTCATCACGCTCGCCTGTTAGCATGATGCCAATGGCTTTCAAGATTGTTGATTTGCCTAATTCGTTATCGCCTGTAACGAAATAAACATTGCCTTCAAAATCGGCATTGAGTTCTTTGATTACTTGAAAATTAAGTAATTCCAGTTTTTTAATAAACATTTTGCTCTCAGTTTTTGCGTGAAACCCCTCACGCTGGATATTTTTTGTTTCTGCAAATCTATAACATAATATTTAAAAACCAAAACATTTATTATAAATTAATCCCAAATTTTTAACTGGGACTTATCTAATTTATTTAAAATGTAATCGATTTTTTCTTCATCCTTTTTTCGAGTCTCATTAATTTCTGGCTTTCTTAGGTTTTCGTAGCGTCTTTGATTATGTCGCATCCTTTTGACCAATAAAACTAAATCTTCAAATGAAATTATTTCTTTGTTCATCATATATTTTCATTTGTTTATTTTTTCTTCTATTAGCACTTCTATAAGAAATATCGTAACGGTTATGACACCGCTGACAAAGTGCTTTTAAGTTTGAAAAATCATTATTTTTTATATCGTGGTCTAAGTGTGCAATCGTTAATACAATTACAATTAACTTATTTTCACTGAAGTCCTTAAAATAATTGACTATTTCACGGGCCTCTTTGTAAGTTAGTTCGCCATTGCCTGCCGCATCATGTGTAATATTTCCTGCAGTAGGAATAAAATTTCCATCAGAATTCCAATTGCCAACTGAATAATGTTTTACACCGCAAAACTCACAGCGATTATTAGCCCGTTTCATTATGATAGGGCGTATTTCAGTTTTCCAGTTTGACGGATATTTTTTATAATCTATTGGCATAATATTATTTCAAAGAAGGAAGGTTTTCAAAAATCCATTTGACACGATTTTGTAAAGCATATCTTCCAAAGTGCATTATCATAATTGCGTCTGCGTTCCAAAGCGTTGATTTTTGTTCGGGGTATAGCTTTTGGCTTATGGCTTGATAGCGTTTTTTTCTGGCTGGCTTTTCTTCTCCTTTCTGTCTGAGCTTTAAACCAGACTGCCAAGTCATTGGATGGACCAAAATAAAAGGCACTTGACACATTTCAAGAATTGTCTTTAGCCGCTCAAAATCTTTGAGCATTACTTGAATCCTAAAAGCCTTCCCTTCGCCTAAGTCCCCATGCTGCAATTGAACTTTTTCTAAGAAAACAATCGGGTTCAATTCTTTCATTTGCTCAAAAAAACCTTTGAAATCCATCAAATCAGAAGGCATTTTAATAGTTTTTAGTGGTTGATTGGGTTTATAAATTGCAACTCCGCCCGATTTGCCCGGGTCAATACCTATTACACAATCTACTTTCATCGCTCAAATTTTATAAAGTTGAAAATATTTATTTCCTCACTAATTATTTCATCAAAACAAGATATGATTTCTCTTTTTCTTGCCACTACATAAGCACAATTTTTAATTTCATCATGCTCAATTCCTTGCTTTAGAATCATATTTCCAAGAAACTTATTAATAAATCCTGCTGAGATTCTACTCATAACTATCTTTTTAGCTTCGTTTAAGTCTGAGTCTATGATTTGAATAGAATCAATCAATCCGACTTTAATCAAAATTTCAGAAAAAAGCATTTCAGCTAAAAATGAAACTTCTGGATATTTTCGATGATACTTGTAAAAAAGGTATGACATTACTAAATCATACTTTGTATTATTCTCAAGTGCAGTCAAATATTCACGTGGAGGCTCTTTTTTTGGCTCTGGTAAGGCTTTATAGGCTTTTGATATAGATATTGACTGCTTGGATTTATAGGCCCTTAAAATCTTAGAAAAATAGTCAATGTTAAATTCTTGATAATGCTTATTATCTGGCTGTCCCTTTGCGTCTTTTGGCAAGAACTCATCAAGTTCACCGAAAACAGACAATTCAAAGGCTAATTTGATTTCGTCTAAGCTTAGGTTTGAATAGTACTTCTTGATGAAATCTAAAATTCTTGTACAATTGTAAGCCCAATCATTTGAGTCCGTCGGTATTCGATAGCCAACATCTTTTGCAATAAATCGAAAGAGTTGGGAAGTCCTGTTCACTAATGTTGCATCGTCAATGTCTGAAATGCTTGTTTTTGTCGATGCAAGAAAGACACTCTTATCAATTCTGGTCAATGATTCTAAATGAGGAGAATCAAGCATTTGTCTGCGAACTTCAACAGCTTTAGAGCTTGGTTGAAAAATTGCAATTTCAGTGTTTTGTTTTTGAATACTATTCATAGCCTTTCAGATAATCAACCGCCGAATCAACATCTATTTTAGATTTTTGAAAATGAGGTTTAAGTTTAACTTTATTTTTTTCTGAATCAGTTCTGATGAATTGTCTTACAGTGGCTATCCATCCCCTGCCTGTTCGTTTCATATTTTTCTGGTCTGACCAGTCTGAAACGCAATTAAAATAATAAACTAAATCAATACTTTGAAACTCTTCGCCATCAAATAATTTTTCAAATTTTGAGTAGTCATTTTTTTTTGAATCAAACAATTGAAAAATTTCAGAATTTCTAAATAAAGTCTTTTTAGACAAATCTTCTTTTTCATGTGTTTGCGTGAAAAATTCATTTTGAACGCTATTATCAATTATAGTATAGTTATTGTTATTATTATTATCCCCTAAACTTTCGTTTAGGGGGCCCCGTAAACTTTCGTTTAGGGGGGGGGTAAACGAAAGTTTACGGGTATCAACGAAAAGTGCATTATTATTAAACAATAAAAGGTCGTATCCTTTGCCAAAACTGTATAAAGTTTTTGAATACATTTCGCAATTTGGGTGCTTTTTTAGGACTTCATTTTGAATCAAATTGTCAATCCTTTTGATGATTCCTTGCTTAGTTTTGATTCCTAAAAGTGGCATTTCGTCAATGATTAATTGATGCGAAATCCAAAAATATACACCTTCTGGCGTGTGCATTTTTACGCATGATTGACTATTAGCAAAATCCTTGATAAAATCAAAAATGGCTAAATCTATGAGGTCTAAACTCATGTTGTTGCTTACACCTGCATACTGGTTAATTAAAATTGTGTATTTCATAATGAAAAAAGCCCGAAACAAGGCTACCACACACTTGAACGGGCTTTATGCTAATGAGTTAGCAATGTCTTGTTATTCGGTGGTAGTCGAATAATTTTTACAAAAATAAAGATAATTCTTGCAATACCAAAAGTATTAAAATTTATTAGAAGAAAAGTCAATATTCTCACAAATATCAATGTATGCTTTGTACTCTTCAATTTCACTTTCAGAATATCCATAATCATTACCTATTTCGACAAAATTTTCTTTCCATTCTGATACTGAATATGATTGACAACCAATAGAAATATTATCGCCATAGTAAAACAAGGCGTGACGACTACCATTAATAACGATTGTCTTTTGTATTGAACTGCCATCCCCGATTGAACTGCCATCCCCGATTGAACTGCGATTCCCGATTGAACTGCCATCCCCGATTGAACTGCCATCCCCGATTGAACTGCCATCCCCGATTGAACTGCCATCCCCGATTGAACTGCGATTCCCGATTGAACTGCCATTCCCGATTGAAATGTTTCTTTTCGCAAATTCTTCTTTTAGTTCATCTAATGATGAATATTCAAATGGTTTGTATCCTTCACCATTTACATACAATTTTATAATCATTTTGTTTTTGTTTTAAATATTATTTACTCTATTGATTAAAAAAAGACTCTATTTGCTTTAACTTCTTTTCGCACTCCAATAAACGATTGTATTCCGAAATTGAAATTGACATCATTTTGATTTCATAATCTTCAAAATCATGAATAGTGATAATGCACTCTTCCCAATTATCGCTATCAAACTCAATTTTTTCAAATTCTTCAACATATTCAGAATCTGCATTATTCCAAGTTCCATTTGTTAAGCACTTATCAGGAATTGAGTTATAGTAAAAAAATACTAATCCATTTTTATCTCTAGCAATTGCAACAATATCACAACTAATCTCATGCAATTTCTTTAGTTCATCTATTGCTCTCATTGCTCAATTTTCGGCTGCATAGCCTGTTTAAGTTTTAGTATATTTTCGTCACTTTCGTTTGCAACTAATGTCACAACTGGAAATTTTGATTTGTCGTTTGGCTTTTGAGTTGTTGCAAACTTAACATTCAAATCAAAAATAATCCCTTTGCAAAATCCTTTCTCTTTCAACATAGCATCAAAAGCATTACGAATAGAAGGAATAGTTGAAGCACTGCCTTTCGTCACAAATTGCCATAATCCAGCCACTCCACGAATGCAAGGAATAGCAAAATTCAATGTCAAAGAGATTGTCCATCCGTTACTTCCATTTTTTTGTAGCTTATTTGGGTATTTATTTGACACTCCTTGCATTAAATTAGGGTAATCAATAGTATTTACCGTCTCATAAGCTTTTCCGTTCCAAATCTTGAAGGTTTCACCGTCACCAGCGGCTAACAATCTACCTTCATTATCCCTATACTCATACTCTTCACGACAAACTTTGCTTGGGTCATCTTCGAGAAACACTATTTGAATAGTTTGAGGCTTATCATAAACTTTTTCAAACAATCCTACGTATCTACCAGAAGCAATAAAATAATCGACGCTTTGCGGAAAACCTCTTTCGTTTTTTAAGCCAATCTTTATTTTCCCGATGATTGGCAATGCAGACTTTTCTAAGTCTGCATTGGGTCTTTTAATTCTGCCATTCATATTAAATCTACGTTTATAGAAAGCGAGTTGCCTTTGCTGTCTATTAAGTTCAAATATTTATGATTAATCAATCCATGATGCTCATCTCTATAATAGACAAAAATTATTGTTAATTTTTCATTCATTATATTTATCACTTCACAACACCCGCTTAAATTATCGTCTACTAAAAAAGAGTATTCTTGATTTTCATATTTAATGTCAAGCATTTTAGTTCTGTCATTATAGCGACAATAAAACTTCTCTTTCTCTATCATACTTCTGGGTCGTCTTTTAGAAGATTTCTTTTGTCATCTTTTTTTACATCAATTTTCGGTTCTGGCATTTCTGGCGTAAGTTTTTGCGTTTCAGTCAGTTGAATGCCTGGAATAACAGAAAAATCAATTTTTGGCTTTGTTTCAAACTTGTCTTTTGGGGCTTTTGTCTTAATCAACTCCGAAAGAGTAAGAGAAATAATATTCTGAGATAAATCACTTTTCCCTTCGAGTGATATTTTCCCGTTTGTAGCGACAAAAATGTTTTCCTTTTTATCGTTTTCAATTGTAGCAAGCTCCAGTAAGAAAGGTATTTTTTTAGCGTTCTTGCTTTCAGTTTGGTCTTTAAGGTTGTAAGTTGGCGTTTTTCTCCAGTCTTTTGGCGAAAAATTAAAAACTCTATCAATCTTTAAATGATTGAAATTTACGTTCCAAAGCTCCTTGTAAAGATGCAATTGAATTTCGTGGTCTTCATAAAACCCCTTGCGTCCAGACTTGAAATCTATGATAGCATTAATTCTATTCTTGCTACCTATTTTTTCTTTCATTGTGCAAGGCAAATCAAGCATTCCCGCATATTTCCAAGTAGGATGAACTAACGCAATTTCAATTGCCAATGGCTTGACATCGTAATCCATTACAAATTGAGCAAATGCCAAAACGTCTTTTTTCAACTCATCAGCATAATTAATAAAATCAGAAGGCAATTTTTGAGCATCAATATATAATTTTAGCTTTCCTTTTAGGCTGTCAAGGTCGTAAGACTTATTGATAAGCAGCTCTTGAAATTGTGCGTGCATGAATGTACCGTAATTGGCACGTTCTTGCTTATACCTTTCAGCCTCTTCAACTCCTTTATTGGCAATCCACTCAACCAAGTGCGGAGACTGCCTGACTGTTTGGCTTATGATTGTAGTAGTAGAAGGATAAAATTCAGGCTCTCCAAATTCGTTGAATTTGTAGTAATATCTGTGACCTTTTGAATTGAGTTGGAATACCTTATAAGGAGGTTCAATTAAGGCATCTCTATCAAAGAAGAGGTTTTTCATTTCCTCAACTGTCATGCCTGGCACAATCTCAAATGAGGCTTGCTCTACTTGTTCATTGAAAAGATTTTGTTCAAATGTATTGAAGTTTGGCAACTTACCAAGCTCTTCAAATAGCTTGTCTTTTATCTTTTCTGGACTTTGACCTTCAATGTCAATTTTATTTAATGCTCCTTCTACTTGTTGAAATGAATACTTTTCCATCGCTCTTTTTTACTTTTTAAATGAATAAATTATTAATGAAGACAAAATTGCAATTACTAATTGCCACGGATTCCAAAAAGAACCTACTAAAGAAAAAATTCCTAATACTCCAAAAAAACCAATTGTAAATTTTTGAGTAAAGGAGTCTGAAAAAAACACTTCCATTATTTCAGAAAATAAATTTTTCTTACTCATCTTTTAAACCAAATAAGAAGTCCGCCGAACAATTTAGCATTTCGCAAATGATTGGTACCCACTCAGGCGAAATCTTTTTTTGGCTGCCATTCAATAAGCTTGACATATTTACTTGTTGTGCAGCTTTGGAAGAATCCTTCCATAGTCTTGAAGAAATATCTTGCTTCAAGACTTTTTTGCCCTTCATTTCCGAACGGGCAATCGCTTCTTTTAATCTAAAGTTTCCCATTGTATTCTGGTTCTGTGCTTTCAAAATGTCCGCATACCGTGCAAGTACGTTCCTCCCAAAGGGTTATTACTTCTGGTTCTTCTCCATAGATTCCAGTTTCTTTGTATTCTCCATCTGTAACCTCCATAGGATTTCCACACTCTTTGCAAGTATCCGACATTTTTTTCGCTGATTTATTTTTACAAAATTATAAAACTTTATTTAAAAACCAAAGAATTTTGCTTTTAAATAAGGATAAATATTTGAAATTTAATTTGGAGAATAATTGAATTGCTGTAATTTTGTGCATCGCAAATGTCCATCGCTCTCGGTTATTGCGAAAAACCCCAACGGACTGCACACCGTTGGGGTTTCCTTTTAAATTGAATTTAAGGCAAGAAAAATAGCATCATTAACCTCAAATTCAGTTATATGCTCCTTGAAAAGAGTATATCCAGAAGGTGCAATAACTCTCCATAAGCCATTTACTTTTAATGAAACTTGAATGTCATGGGTTTTATTAAGCCAATCAATTAACTGCAAATGAGTTGGGCAATAATAAACCTCAATATCATCTTGCTTCTCAAAATATTCAAACAAAAACTCTTCGTCTGAATCTACAATTGGAAAATGCTCTTCTTCATTCACTCCGAAAACACATAGTTCCTTAAAGCCTTTTTCGTATGCTAATTTTGCAATAACAAAAGGCACACATATTTTTAAAAGTTCTTTTCTCATAATTCTTCTAAGTAAAATTCGTATGGGATTGGTGGTAAATCAGTTTCTTGCATTTTGAGCGGAGGAATATTCTCTTTGGGTTTCATATTGGCCCCTCCGATAAACAAAAAAATAAAAAGGCAAAACATTGCCCAAATAATTAAAAAGATTGCCATAATTATATTTTTTTATAATTGTTATTAAATTCATCGTGCGGATTAATCTCTTTTATCATCTTGTGAATCCATTTTTTAGCTTCAGTATCACACCATTCATTGACATAGCTTCTTGAATCGCTTTTCATCGTATGTGCTTTTACGTGACGTGCTTCAATGATTGGGAATCCCTTGACTATCATTCTGAAATCTGAATAATATTTCTTAAAATAACGTTGATTCCTATTATTTATACAATCAACACAATCCATATTATCAGTATTTACTATAACCTTTTTAACGTCTGACAAATCTTCTTTAGACAGTAAATAAAGTGCATTTAAAATACATAAATATTCAGCTATCCTACAATGATTTATTTCGTTTTTCAATTTTCCAGACTTTAAAATCTTGAACCTGTCAGAAACAATCCAAAAGGCAAATGACCCTATTTTATATTTGTTTGAAAATGAGGCATCTGTATTAATTGTTACTATCATAATAAATTTAAAGCGTGAAAAATTGCGTCATTAATTTCAAAATGATTTTCATCATCAAGCCATAGTGTTCCACCAATAGCATCACAAACGGTAAATAAACCGTTCATTTGCAATTGTACTTCGATGCTGTGACGTTCTACAAGCCACATGATTAATTGAGTATGTGTAGGAATTGACAAATCTTGATTATCATCAATTCCATTGTCATACTCATAAAGAAACGTTCCTTCACCATCAGTATTCCCGTAAAATTCAGCATGACCAGAACATAAATGGTCTCCAAACTTACAAACACACCATTGGTCAAAACCTTTTTGTCGTGCCAATTTCGCTATTTCAATTGGCACGAATATTTGTTTGAGTTGATTTTGCATTATTTGTTTTTAGAGTAAGGGAATTTATCTTTTTATAATTGCCTTGGCAATACATCACAAATATCAATCATAGTTGTAATATCATTTCCTTTAGAATCAAATCCTATGGAAACTATTACAAAGTTTCCAATTTGCTTTCTTATTGTAACATCTCTATAATAAGGAGCAAAAGCTTTCCTTTGCTCTCCTATAAAAATGTTCATTCCGTTTTGCTTTATTGTATTTTCCATCGCTCTACTTGTTTTTTAGAATAAAAGAAATTAATTTTTTGTCATTGTCTTCAAACTCAATGCCATCGTAAATAAGTTTTGTAATTCTTGATATGTGACAATTTGAGTTTTTAAGTGATTTTTTAAAAGTTGTATGGCTTTTTACATGGTAAGTTTTACCATTTATGAGATATTCCCATTTTAAAGCCCTATATCCAAGTTTTACACCTAAATACTCATTGGTATATTCTTCTTTTTCAATACCTAAATTTATTTTTGAAAATGATATTTGACATGATTCAATAATTGTTTTTTTCATCGCTCTACTTGTTTTACTGAGAACACGGTTGTTCTCATTTCCTATGCAAACATAAAAGTAATTTATTTAATTACAAAGGATATTGTTTTTATTTTTAGTTTTTTAATAAAAAAAGGCATCGCAAAACGATACCCTTTAAAATATAATGGCAACGTACTAATCAATTATCTTTATAAACTCAAGCCCTAATATTTTTGTGTTGGGGTTTTTGCTTACAATGTCAATCTTTCGGGCTTTTACTTTTTTTGTTTTCCAAAGAAATCCTAAGAACCGCTTTAGTTTTACGGATTCAACAACAACTAAAGAATCCCTATTAACAATTAAGCCCGAAAACTTATCTTCTTTATAGCATCCAGAAAAATCATACCACTTGGTTTTTACATCAAAACATCGGAGCGTATCACTTTTATTTACTGAATCTTTGGCAATGGCATTTATTTTACTTTCAGTTGCCGAACTCGCAGAAACTACTGATTCAACATTTCTACCTTTGATATTTAGATTTTTAATCAAATCGTACTCAGACTTCTTGTATTTTATCAGTTCTGACATTGAAAGTCTTAACGCTGAGACACTCGAAGCGTTTAAGCTATCAGATACTTTATATTTATAATTATCTTGCATCAGAACGCTTGTATTTGATTTGTACAAGTCTCGTTCTTCCTTGAGTTTTTCAAATTCACGATAAGTAAAAAAGCAAATTGCAAGTAAAAATAAGATGATTCCTATTGAAAAAAATGTGTTTTTCATTTTTTTATGATTTTTTGAATTGCCTTGAAGTGAAGTTCTGCAACTTTTTGCCTTCCTTCTTCTGACATAATCAAACGGCAATCTTTTTCATTGTCCATGAAGAAATTTTCTGTCAAAATAGCTGGGCAATCTGTGTTTTTCAAAATATAAAATTGTTCCTCCTTGTCTGGGTCTTTATCTGTATAGTCAAAACGCATCTTTTCATTAGGGAATATTTCAATAGCCGCATCACAAAATAGGCTCGCTAACTCATCTGATTTTGTTTTTCCTATCGTTGTGAAACATTCCCATCCAGAACCTCCACCAGCGTTTGCGTGAACAGAAATCAAAAAACATTCATTTCTAAACTTTTTATTGATTTCATTTGCTCGGTGGCAACGCTCTGATAATGGAATATCAAACAATTCTGGAACGAGGAAAATTGAAATGATACCTTCTTTTTCGCAAAGCTTTGCTATCCTTGAACAAATGTCACGATTAAACTCATATTCAAATAATTGAGTTTTGTCTGACCAAATTGGCGAACGCTTCCCTGGCGTGTTTTTGCCGTGTCCATTATCTAATATTACTACTTTCATCCTTTTGATTGTTTTCTACTCGGTTAATAATTTCTTGAATATGTGAAGGCATTGCCCTTGCTATTTCCATTCTGATAATATGATAGACTATCCTATAAGCCTTATTGGTCGGATAGGCAATAATTAAATTTTTAAAACTATTCTGGAAGTAAACGTAAATAAAAACATAAGTAAGGGTTTTTATCACGATGAATGCTTCGTCCTTATCGCCTATTGAAATCATTACAAGATGAACAATTTGGACTATGGCAATGTATAAAAACAGCTCAATTAGAGCATTCCTAAACTTAGAATGTGAATAGTTTTGGCATCTTACAATAATGACACCGTCGGCTCGCATTCCTGCCCAAATATTAAATGCAAACATTACACAAAGAGCTAAAATAAAGCCTTTTGTAGGTATCACATAAGCAAGCATAGTACTTGCCAATGTGGCAAATACTATGCGTAAATTTTCAATGTTTATTTTTTCCATTATGATATTAATAATAATTCATTCGTAATAATCTCTCCTAATTTCTGATGTGCAAAAGTACTCGGATGCCAGTCTGTTCCACCCAAGCTTTTTATTACTTCAAGGGATTTTGAAGTCTTATTAATTTTTTTCCAAACGTCGATAATGGGTATGCTCCATTGTGCCGCTATGGTTTCAAAAGCTGCCTTTCCATTTACGTAAGCAAAATCTGAACCTAACACAAATACCATACGGGCATTCGGATTAAGTGCATACATTTTGTCCATTAAGAATAAAATTGCACCATAAAATGTGGTACGATGAGATGCAAAGCTACTACCGTCTGTATAAGCCCATGCCGACTTATTGAATGCGTTCCAGTCTGTTAGGCTAAAGTCTGCATTGTTGGGAGCAACATCAAAAACCCACAAGCTTGCATCTGCATTTTCGGGAGTGAAAATGTTTTCCCAAGTTCGGTAATAATTGTTGTAGCTTCCACCCGGCACATAAGGCGTAACTGGTGCAGATTGTATCGTCCAGTCTGCTGCGGCATATTCTGCCTTAGAACAAACTGTAGAGCCGTAGGTTTTTGGTGTAATTACCCCCGAAATATTGTCAGCGTGAATCGCTTGTCCAGGTACACTTGCATTCACGAGCGTAAATCCTAATTTTGTTGCTGCTTCTTGAGCATACGATTTTGTAGAATTTTGCCCGAACGGAACAGATGTCCCTAACCAAACAATTTTCTTCCCTCCGTGTTGATTTCGAGAAGAAATCGTAGCAATATTAGATTCTGCTGTAAGTACTTTCGCTTCAAGTGTAACAACATCTACAAGCGTTTGTACTGCTTGTTCGAGATAAGGATATTCTGTCGAAGAAAAATTACACAATGCAACATACTTCGTATTAGTAGGTCTTGTAAGCAATTGTCTTGTATATGCTACATTACTTGTAGTACCCTGAAACTGCATTCCTAATCGGTTCATAGAGGCATCGAAATATACCGCTAATGCAGTCCCTGTCCCATTTATTTTGCTTGCAGTTGCATATATATTAGCTGTAATAGTACTTACATCGTACAGAATCGTCAGGTAGCCTGCGTAAGGAGTCCAAACACCTGTTGACTGAAAATAGAACCCTGGTTCTGATGCTGCTGTACCTGTAACTACTGCATAAGTTGTTTTTTTCATAGTGCTTAGGTCTGCTGTATTTTGTGTAGTAGCTGTCTGTAATGTAGCAATGTTCGCCGTATTAGCTGTAAGGTCTGCAACCGTAACGGGAACAATAGCGATATTACTTGTATCGCTACTACTAATTAATAAGCCCGTCTGAGTTGTTTGCGAATAATCGAACCAAATTCGTGCGAACATATTCGCATAGCCCGATATACTATTAAGCGAAATATCTGCGTAACCTGCTGTAAGTTCTGCTACAGAAAAATTGCGAGAAACACCCGTTCCTGTACGAGTATTTCTAAGGTCAATTAGATTTTCTGATCCCGTAGTTGTCCAATTTTTTGTGAACGCACGTACAACCCAAACGTCAGATAGATTAGCCGTTGCACATTCAATACGGATGTTTTTCAGCACTTTGAGTGCTTCTATTTCGCCTGTGCGAAATGTTGCATCTCTATTAAGAACATAAGGATTAAGGGTATTAATACGAAGAGCATTTGCCGTAATGTTAGCAGTATTAGACGCAATGTTCGCAGTATTAGTAGCAATGTTCGCCGTATTAGCTGTAAGGTCTGCAACCGTAACGGGAACAATAGCAATATTACTTGTATCGCTACTGCTTATAAGCAATCCCGTTTGTGTTGTTTGCGAATAATCGAACCAGATGCGAGCAAACATATTCGCATAGCCCGATATACTATTAAGCGAAATATCTGCGTAACCTGCTGTAAGTTCTGCTACAGAAAAATTGCGAGAAACACCCGTATTAGTACGAGTATTTCGGAGTTCGATATAGTTCTCAAATCCCGTAGTAAAATTTTTCGTGAAAGCTTTCACTACCCATACATCGCTCAAATTAGCCGTTGCACATTCTATCCGAATGTTTTTCAACACCTTTAATGCCTCAATTTCGCCAGTACGGAAATCCAAACCTTTATTAAATACAAAGTTATTTAAAACCCATGTTTGTATTTTTTTATTAGTTATTTGATTATCCGCAATTTTGCTTTCTGTTATAGCATTAATTGCAATTTTATTAGTAGTAATTGCACCATCAATGATTTTTGATGTGCTTACAGAATTGTCCGCCAATTTATCAGTTGTAACAAATCCATCTGACAAGGTAATGCTAAGTACTTGTTTTGTCCAAGAACCTGTTCTATTTGTTAGAATTGCAATTTCGCCATTTGCTACTGTCAATGAAGCAAAGTTTGAATATGTTCCAACTGTGGATGCTAAATAGAACACTTTTCCGTCTGGATTGCTCGGAACTGTTGTAGTGGTTGCTACTCCAACAAAAGAACAATCATTGCCTAAATTGTTGATAATTGAAACAAGCGTTTCTTGTAATACTGGTCCTGTTATTTGGTTGCTGCCATTTGCTTTTATTACATCCAAAACAGCATTTTTTAGGGATTCCCAAGCCATATATTTATGTTTTAGTTATTAAAATCGTTATTGAAATCATTATTAAAGTCTCCTGTTTGTGGAATGAAACCCCTGCCAATCTTTTTAATTACTGTTCCTGTTTCAAATTCCACTTCGACGCTTGCCAAATCCCCTTGTATTTCCCATTTGGGAGTCATCAAAAAGGTATCACAGTTATAAGTTATTCCGTTGCTTGTGATTTTTACAAAATCGCTCATTCTGATAATTCTCATTGCATCACAAACATATTCAGGTGCAAGAAATGTGAATTTAAAAGTTTTTTGAGAAATCTGCTTTTCTGGAAAGAAATATCCATCCCTTTTTTCGCCTTCTTCTTCAAAAACATAATCTGGCTTTCCTATTTCGGAGTCAATGTAAATCACATTTTTAAACGAAGGACTGTAAACAATTGCACCATTCTCAAAAAATATATCTTCTAAGTCGTACCATTCAATTTTGATATGTTTAGATAAGTTGTTTACGGCGGTGAATTTTTCAGAATACCATGTTTCTATTCCATCTGTAAGCGACAAATAAAATACACCTTCTGGCATTGAAATTGACATTGGTAATAACCCAAAATTTACAATTACATCATAGCCTAAAGATTCAAATCTTTTAATCTGTAAGCCAACTTCAACAATTTGACTTGTTATGTCCAAAAACAAGCTTCCGTCATTATTGAAAAGCCTTACTTGAGTAATGGCATTTGAACGAGTTTGACGAATAATCTGAAATGGTAACAAGATATTGACTGGTACATACAAAGGGTAAATCTTGCCATAAGCATAAGATTTCTGGTCATGTTGATATTTAAAATCATCATAAAATGGTAATACCGATAAATTGTTATTCTGTGTCATATCTGAGCTCAATAGTATTCATCCTTGAATGTAAATTTACGCTAATATTGTGAATTTCACCGTCACCTAAGCCCGTAGTAATTAATTTTATTGTTTCTGGGTCATTCATCGAAGGAAAGGAAACGATTTGTTTCTTTTTCTTTGTAATGCCTAAAGCAGAAACTACTTGATTATTAATTTTTACGCTTGTTGCTGGCAAATCAAAAGGATAGAAATTAGGAATTAAATACAAGAAACTCATTAAGCCATTTTGCAAGATGTAATCTACACCGTTTGCTGTTCGACTTACAAAAGGTAGCTCAAACATGGATTGAGCTTCTAAGTCATAAAACACAAAAAATCCGTAACCAGAAACCTCAAAGCCTATTTCATCCGCTCCTATTGGAATATCAACATTGATATTGTACTGTTGTTGGGTCGAAGTAAGCGTAAATGAACCTTGTGCCGAAATAACAGTATTTTCTTTATAAAATATCACTTGACCCGTTGCACCTGAAAAATCTGACCTCCCTAAAAATTTGGCAATGGCTTGCTTGCCTTGAACAAAAGTTTTGATTTTATATTTTGGTGAAGTGTAAGAATCAGTTCCCTCACTACCATCAAACGACCCCGTGTCTGGGAATGTAAGCCCGTTGGCGTAAATGCCTGCCATCAATGCAAAACCATCTTTTGAAACATTAGAAGGATTGAGCAATAAATAATCTATGTCAGAAGTAAACTTCGACAAAGAAACCTCCTCAATTTTGCCTAATTGAACATATCTACTAAGAACCTCAATTGGAAACCCCTCAAAACCTAATGTAACATCATCCATCCAATTGAATTGAAATCTTTCTGGCAAATCAAGTTTTTCGTAATCAAATTTATTCGTTGCAAAGGCCCATGGTTTTTGATTGGGTCTATTGACATAATTTGTCAAATCAAATTGAACTTCTGGACTTTCAGTATATGAACCCCCGTTCATAAAAAAGGTAATATGCTCAATTTTAAATTTATTGTCTTCAACATACCAAAAACATCTAAAGCAATCCCTTAACATATTTGTTAAGTCCTTCAATGTTATTGGTGCTTTTTGGGCTGGATTATCATAGTTCCCACTAAGAATATTGGATTTTTGTGTTATGAATAACCAGAATTTGCCATTTGTGATTGGGTTCAATGTTCCATAAAGGAATTTTGAATATTCTTCCGTTGGCTCATGGCTTATGCTTGGTGCTATCTGAGTAAGCAGTTTTGAAATAGCTGAATACAAAGGATAAGAATCTTTTAAATTATATGTTTGCCTTCCTTGCTTTTCTATGCTTTCATCTAAGAGATAATACGCAAACCAAATAGATGCAAAACCCCAATTTGCCCGTGAAATTGGGTAGAAAGTATCACCTGTAATTGAATAAGGAGGCAAATAATATTTGTCGTTGGGTGCTAATCCCCATTCGTTTGGCGTATCTGAATATCTACCAGAAATATAAAACACTTCGAGTGCGTAGCCAATTGCTCTTTTGTAATTACGATTGTCTGGCACAATATCGTCAATTGGCAAAGTGTATGTGTTTAGCCCGAAAAGCTCTTCTTTGTCTAAGAGATACCTTGCAAAAATATTATATGTTTTCATTTCAGCCAACGCCGCCCCCGTTGCACCGTTCATTGGCGAAAGGCTAAAATCTACATTGTCAAATTCAGCAGTGAAAAATTCAGCAAAATTAAAAATTGTTAAATCGTCAGAAGTTCGCCTTAATTGATAGAATCTATTTGAGTAATGATTTGGGCTTGCTTTATCTTGTGTAGCATGAATATAATAATCGTTTGTATGCGTAGGATAAAAGTTTCCTTGATATTCCGTTTCGTCAATAGTAGTCATTCGACCAATATACAAGCCAGAAGCATTTGTCGGAGTGCCTGTTACTGTTACTCTAATTTCTTTTAACAAATTCCCTAAAGAAAAATAGTAGGTATTTACAAGTTCGTTTTCGTCAGATATTTGATTTGATTCTTGTTGCCAATAATTCCCGCCTAAAAAACACGAAACGGCACTTTCGCCCGGTATATAAACTTGTAAAAGTGGTCTTTTCTCAATCAATATGTTTTTTATCTCAGGAAACAATTTAATCAAATCATATTCCTTTTCTATTCCTTGAAGAACAGAATTATATTGGTCTAAAATTGAAGGTTCAACCAAACATGATTTGTCATCCAAATCAAATTTGCAATCCGTTTTTGTGAAGATTCCTCGCCAATATTCCGACCAACTTTGACCACCATTATTTGACTTATAAACAATAAAGATAAATTCAGTCTCAAAATCTTGAGAATAAACAAAGTCAAAATCTTCTCTAATGAAATTAAAAGTCCCCAAAATTTTAGCACGAAAAAACTTTTCTTCACCTTCTAAATCATAATTTTTAGTAACATCCGTATTGTAATTAGGGGTTACGGTTGTTTCCGTAGCCCCTATCAATATTGAGAATTTATAAATTGGATTCATATTATTTATAAGTTCGTGTTAAATTCTTATACCTCTCTACTGTTTTTCCGTTTGACGAATAAATCTTTTTGCGATTCTGATTTTTAATCTCTTTTACGTCGTCGCTAATATCTTTCATATCAATAGATTCATTTTTAAGATTCAAGTTTACTGAGTCTGTTCTATATGATTTCAAATATTTCTCTGCAAAAGAACCGCTATTTAAAGAATTTATGACATCGGGAATAACATGACGATAACGTTTTGAATTTCGCTTATTTATCACTGCAAAAAACTCACCACCCTCCGCACGCCTTTTTGTGCCGTCGGGCTTTGTGCCTAAATCAATGTCACTTCCAGATTGGTGCGAACCACCTTGCAACAACTCAACAGTACCGTCTCCATAACTTTCCTTCGTCACTTCACCAGCTTTAATTTTAGCTGCTGCAAAACTTCCCCACATCGTAGCAAGTGCCGCCACCGCCAAACCAACGCCAACAATCGGAATTGCTGAAAGTGAAGCCCAAATGTTTGCGGATGCTGTTATTAGACTTGAAGTCTGAGTAATAGTATCAAGCAATTGTTGTTTTTTTACGGCTTTTTCTTTGTCTTTATTTGCCTGTTCAAGTTGTTTTTTTGCAAGTTCGTTTTCTTTTTGTGCCAACATCACATTGTTGGCATATCCATTATTACGGGCTTCAATCTCTTGGTCTAATCTACTTTTTGTTGCTTCTACTTCTGATTGAGACTTTTGTATTGCAACATCAGCTAATTGAACATTTGCATCAAGGATTGATTTTAAATTAGACAAAGCAAAGTTGGTAGATTCCGAAATGGCTTGCTTTTGGGGTTCATTCAATTTTATGCCTAACATTTCGTAAATATCTTTTGGCTGTTGAGCTAATAGCGATATTTCAGAATCAATCTGCTTGATTGTATTCTTGATAGTATCTATTTCATTTTTACTTAATTGATTGTTAAGTTTTGAATTAACTTCAAGGATTTTTTGCAAACGAGCTTTTTCTTGTTCAAGCTTAAATCTTGTCTTTTCGGCTTCTGTTTTTTTCAACAAATCGAACTCCGATTGTGCAAGTTTTTGTTGATTGTCGAACTGCAATAATGACAATTGTGCATATTCATCTTTACTATTTTTTACCAATAAGTCAAACCTTGCATTAATTGAAGAAGGGTCTTGCTTCTGAGTAATTGGCTTTTTATTATTTTCAGCTAAAGCAATTTGTCTTTCTTTCTCAATTAATTCATTTCTCAAGTTCAATTCCTGTTCAGAACCCTTTTTTGCTGTTGATAATCTAAGTTCTAAGCCTTGCTTTTGAATGTTGAGTAATTGCAATTCTCTTTCATTTTCAATGTCGCTTAAATCTTTGGTCTTTTTTTCTTCGAGTAATAAGATTGAGCCATTGATTGCATTTCTACCCTCTTCATTTAATTGCTTATCTGTTTTAAGTTGATATTCTAAATCAGTTTTCTGTCTATCATACTCAATAAGTACCTTTTTACGCCTTTTATCAAATTCGTCTGCAATTAATTCAGTTTGAGCATCTTCATATTTTCTTTGCAAATCAAGATTCTTTTTTCTAATATCTTCAATTTCCTTTCGAGTTAATGGAGTAGTTATTTTTGGATGAGTTTTTCCACCACTTCCGCCAGTTTTTGTGGTTGTGCTACTACCCAATACGGTTGTTGGTATCTGTATTGGTTTTACTTTATCCAACATTCCTTTGAACCCATCGTTAAAAGCTTTAGCCGTTCCCTTCCCAATGTTCCTAAAGATATTTACGGTATTTTTGCCCCATTGTGCATAAGCATTTTTAATTTCAGCGAAATCTAAAGTAAATATTCCGTGGACAATATCGCCCGCAACTTTTCCTTGTTCAATGATAAATGTAAAAACTGACTTAACAACACTGTATAGAGTATCCCACGCAATTGCTAATCCACCGATAAGCGAACGAAACAAAATTGAATCATTGTAAAGCTTTATGAAATAGTTTGTCAAATCAATGACACCAGTTATCAATTTTATTAAAATGTCATTGAGGAAAATTCTTGCATTTGTTGTTAAAGATTCAAAGCTTCCTCCAGTGGCATCAAATAAACCAGCAATAACATTGTTTAATTCTGCTTGACTTCTTAATTGTTCTTCTTGCAATGCACCAAGTTCACCAGCATTCTTTTTGACATTATCTAAATTGGTATCAATGTCTTTTAGTGTTTTCAAATATTGCAAGCCTGCGTCTTCTCCTGGTCCTCCAAATATGTCGGCAATTGCTGTTCCAACCGCTGCCGAACTTTCTGGTAATTCATTAAGCTTTGTTGAAACTTCTTGCATCACATCAAAAGTTGTTTTGCTTCCATTTTGCAAATCCTTTTGAACTTGAGTAGCATTTATTCCAATGCCTTTCAGTGCGTCGGATGTGGCTTTCGTCATTTCACGAATACGGATATTCCCTTCTTTTATCGTATCAATGCCTTTATCTGAGTAGATTCCAAGTTTATTTGTTTGCGTAGTAATTGCAATAAATTCACTCGCAGAAATTCCAGCTTCTTTAAAATAAGCAGGATATTCTTTTAGATTTTGCAAAAATTCCCCGTTGGCATCCGCTCCAGCAATGAAGCCCTTTTCAATCAATTTCAAAGATTCATCTTGAGATATGCCAAATTGCTTTGCAACGGCATTGGCTGAAATCAAAGTTTCCTTGAAATCTTTATTGAAAGTATCGGCAACCGATTGAACTTCGTTTCTAAATTGCTTTAAATCGTCACCAGATTTATTTGAGAACTGTTGAGTAAGTCTTGTCGCTTCGGTTAAGCCTTGATTGTAATCATACCAAAATTTAAAAGCTGCACCCACACCAGCAATACCAGCAATTGCAAGAAATACAGGGTTAGCCAATAATACAAATAAGGTTTGCCCTAAAGCCTTTGCACCATTGCCCAAAGAAGTAAATAACCCGTTCATGCCTTGTCCCGATTGAGCTAAATTCAAAAGAGAATTGCCGAATTGGTTGTTTAAGCCTAAAGCTTCTTTTAAATTCTCATTATAACTAGTCAAAACCTCTTCAAATTCAACATCTTGAATATTATCATAGGTTTTTCCAGTCACTTGCCCCAAGGCATTAATATCCTTTTTTAATTCCTCAACCTTCGTATCATATTGAGATATGGCATCTTTATTTTTCTTGATAACAGAAGGTTGGCTTTCAAACTCTCTTTTTGTTTTAATTAGTTCATTTTTTAAGCGTTCTTGTTCCTTAAATGCTCCAAGAATATCATTTTTATAGTTACCAACGTTAAGAGAATATTTACCAGTTGCTTCTTGCAAACGCTTCATTTCTTCGTAAATCTCTCTTGTTTGCTGTTCTAATAGTTGTCCAGATTCTGTACTATTTCTTTCCTCTGAACTCATTTTGTTTAAAAGTATTTTGTTAATAGAATATTGTGCAGACAATTTATCATAACTTCCTTCTAAAGAAGAATTTAATTTAATTTGAAGTTTTGATAATCTATTATTATCTGTTTCTTGTATTTTATCTTTGTTTTTTTTTGATAATAATAAATCTTTTTCAAATTCAACATCTTGAATATTGTGGTAAGTTTTTCCAGTAACTTGTCCCAAAGCATTAATATCTTTAATAATATTATTTATTTTGTTTTCATATTGCGATAAAGCATCTATGTTATTTTTGATAATTAAAGGTTGATTTTTAAAATTTAATTGAGTTTTAAGTAATTCATCTTTAAGACGATTTTGTTCTTTTGATGCCCCTAAAATGTCATTTTTATAATCATTTACAACAACTTGCATTTTTTTCATTTCTTCAAAAATATTTGCAGTTTGTTGCTCAAGTTGCTTGCCTTCTTTTGTTGCTTCTCTTTCGGCTTTACTCATATTATTCAATCGAATTTTATTGATTGAGTATTGAGCTGAAAGCCTGTTATAACTTCCCTCGGCGGATTGATTCAACCTTACTTGAAGCTTATTGAGGGTATTGGCTTCATTTTGTGCCAATTTTAATTTTGCAATTTCTTTTGCTGTTTCACTTTCAGCAAAAGCAAGTTCTTTTTGAGCTTTTGAAAGTCTATCAACTTCACCAACTGACTTTTTTATTTGCTCACGATTTTCAGCAGTCGCACCAGACAAACCAGACAAAGCCGCTTTTACTGTAATTGCCTCTGACTTTACAGATTCAAGTGTTTTTGAATACTCGTTTTGGAGTTCTTTAAGTTGCTTAATCAAATCAACAATAGAATTGTCTGGCTTAACTAAGTCGGAATATAAAATTGGATTGTCATTTGTCATAGTATTAGTTTAAAAACAATTTAATTTTTGATTTATATTCATTTTGAATTGCTGTAAACTCATCAAAAGATATTAAAACTCGCATTTCTTGATTATTTCTTAGAATCAATCTTATTGTTTCTATTTCGTATTGTTCATCAGGAGGCAATTCATAAAAACCAACTATTTCAGAAAATTCTATTGAACATCTAACGTCTTTTGATGGCGGTTGAACTCCATTTACTTCATGGTAAAACAGCCTTGTCATTACATTTAGTAGCATCACTTTTTATTTTTAGCCTTTAAAATTTTTTTTACGTACTCAAATGCGGAGTAAAATTCTAATGTAGTGTATTGTTTTGGGTTGATGTGTAATTGATGAGATAATAAAAGACACATTTCTTCAAATTGTTTGTCGTGTTGAATTTCAACTGATTTCGCCCCTTGAAAAACTAAAGGCTTTGAATGAATCATCAAAGCCGTAGTAATCTCTTCAATTTCGCTTTCATTATCTTTCCCTTCAATAATAGAATCAAGCATTAACAATGTTCTTTTTCTGATTTTGTCAAAGTATTCTTTTACACTTGCATCGTCATCAAATTGGCTTGGATAATACAACTTTAATTCTTCATCTATTTTTTTTTTGACCGACTCAATTTGAGCGGTCATTTCTTTTACTGTGAGGTCTGAAAACATTTTTTGCATTTCCTTTAGTGAATCATCAGAAATATCAAGGTATTCTTTGCCATCAATTGACCTTACAAGCGTGCAAAATGCCAACATCTTAGGAGACAGTTCAGATTGAACCATATAGACGTTTTGACGCAAGTTATCAAGCTCTTGTGCCGTGTATTCTGGATTAACTCTACAAAATGTAATTGCCTTTTGTATGTGAGCGTCAAAAGAAGCCATGTCAGAACCTAAACCAGCGTCAATCATTATCATTTTGTTGAATTTATGAAATCTTGCAATTGGCAAATCTTCAATAGAATCATACATCTCAACAACATATTTACCTATTTGTAGTTTTCTCATAAAAACTTTTTAGTTATTGGCGTTGCAAAAAAAGGAATGATAAAATAAATGAAATCTTGTTTATAAATTACCAGTGCTATTGATAACATAAGGCAATGCCAAAAAGACAAACAAAAATCGCACTTGGATAATTGATAAAAAAAATCATTGCCATGAACTTGCACATATTCAAATAACCCAATTTTTCTAAGTAATTGAATTGTAAAAGCCGAAAACAAAGCAATGTAAATTATGATGATTAATAGTTCCATCTTAGTAACAACTCTCGTTTATAGTTAAATTTCCTGTAAATCTTAGTCCGCAAAAAGGGTGCATTAAAAATTGATTTTCAATTTCATCTAAAGAAAAGCCCTTGTAAACATTCTCGCTTAATTCGTAAATTTTTGATATTTCAAATCTACCATTTTTTACCCAAACCTTACTGTTTAGAGTTTTTAAGATTTCAGATTTGACAAACTCAATGTTTCGCCCCTCCGCCCCTTCAATCCTATCAATATTAAACCAGAAAATCAAGGAAAAATTAGCATTTAATCTTCCTTGAATTTTTGGTTGCCATTCAATTTCTTGTGGGTCATCAATGAAAAAGAAAGAAAAATTACCATAATCTGACGTTGGCGAAACTTCAATATAACTTTCTTTGCCAGCGTAAACATTGGGAGTAAAATATTTTTTACCATTAATGATTTTGACGAGCCTTTGAGCCTTGCCAAAGGCATAAGTTAGCCAACTAAGATTTGCTTTCAATCCAACTTGAATATCTCTAATTACCTTATCAATCAATTGTGGATTTGTCAGTACTGGAATGTCTTCAATCTTTGCCATATAGTTCCTTTTTTGTGATGTTGATTAAATCAGGGTAAATATAGTCCCAAATCAATTGCGAAATATTTTCATTTGTCAAACCAAGAATTTGCCTGCCATATTTTTTTATCAAATCTTCGGTCTTAAAGTCGCCTGCCTTTATTTCAAATTTCTTGTCACTTACTTGGAGAAAGAAGGAACTTTCAAAGTCTCCTTCATCTCTCAAAGTTACCCTATCGGTAGGTTGCCCTTTTTGTTGTTTGATTTCAATCGTGTATGGTGAATATGGTGCATAATCTGATATATTAACTCCTAAGCGGTTTATTCCTTGTTCAAATAGTTGTTCTTCAGCATTCATGTCAATTATGAATGCTTCGTTTTCGTAAATGATATTTTGAATAAAAATACCATTTACTAATTGTTCATTGAACTTGATTGTTCTGCTTAAAAGTTTGTCAATTAATCCCATCTACAATACATCTTTTAAATGTTGCATTTCAATTGTTTTACCCGCCAAATGATGATGAGAATCACCTAAATATTGTATTTTACCATCGGTAATAAATAAATGACAAATAGCATCTCTTTCAGTACCTTGTATTGGTTTTCCTTCAATATCTTTTTCATATTTTATGCCTTTAACAAGTAAAGAAGGCGTAAATGTTGGACAATCTAAGTTTTGATTAAAATTCCATCTTGGATTTGAATTTTTATTTGTCCAAACTGCATGTTTTTTCTGGCATCCTTCGCACCAAAAAATAAAAGTTCCATTTTCAACTTCGTCTAATAAAGCCATTTTAAAAATTTTATACTGTTCTATATCTTACACCTCCATTATTACACTTTAGACAAATCCTGTCTAAGCCTTGAGTATCAATTTTTAATGCTTTGTAAGCTTGCTTTAATTCAAACCCTAATCCGCTTGGAATTTCACTCTGTGTATTACCATCAAGTTCATAAAGAATATCTAATCTTGAGGCATTCACTTGTCTTCTATCAACATTTACATTAGGATTCATTGCTAAGGTTCGTAAAGAATTTGCCGCCACTTGCTTTTGAATGACGGTGCTAAAAATATGGCGTTGAGAAATAATAAAATCGGTCAAATCACATCCGACTGTTACTTCAACATTGATACCATAGTTGCAAGTGTTTGTATAAATAGTGCTTGCAATATCCCAAAATTCTGGATATTCCTCAAATGTCAATGGTGCTTGATAAGTGAATGGTGAAATCTGTAAATATTTAGTCAATTGTCTCCATGTTTCAATGTCTCCTTGATTGCAAGTTCCGCAAGGTTCTCTACTCCAATCCTTTGAAATATTAATAGCTTCCACTCCATAAGGCAAATCATTTTGATTATAGCACAAAAACCAAGAACCTCCACTATTTGTATCATCTGAAATATAAGGCAAGTATAAATCATCCATTACAAACCACTGAAAGCCTCCATTGGTTTGCGTAAAATCAAGCTCAAAAGTTCTTACTGGGTCAATTTGTGAACTATGGAAAAGGTACATAGTAATCATACCAATTGCACCAGTCATTTGCAAACCAATTCTTTCAATTTTTGTAGTTACTCCCATAGAACGAACTGGAACAATCTCGTAACCGCAAATTTTGCCACGGTTCGGAATAGTAGCTTTTATTCTTCCAGAACCATCAAAAAAGGTTCTACGCTCCATTAGATTTTTTGTTTCATTGTCCAGTTGCTTTAATTGAATAAAGTTTTGAACAACTGACGCAATACCATCAAGTTCTAATTGTTCTAAGAAGTCACTTAGAAAATTATACTCTTTCCAAATTGTAAAATTCTGGTCTGGCTCTTTGTTTACATTGTTTGATAAAGCAATGTAAATTTTATTGGTGTGTTTTACTTTTTCACCAACTAAATAATTTGCACTATTATGCCAATTTGGGTACTTAAAATCAAAATCATCTGGCATGATTGATTTGATATTATCTAAAGTTAAAAGAGGATGGCAACCTTGAAAAAATAATCCGCTTTCTGAGTTTGTCAAAGAAGCCTCAATATATTTTGCTGGGTCATAAGCTTGTTTCCATCCTACAACATTTTTAAGGGAGTTTTGAATTTCGGCTAATCTGTACATCTTATTATAAATTAAAAAAGGGAAGGATTTAATCCTCCCCTTTTTGTTAATCAAATAAAACCTAAACCACTTCTTGAGTATAAACTGGATTTGTTGAACTTGAAACTACCGTAACTGGTTGAGCCAAAGGATTATCAACAAATTTCACAATCTCAGACTTAATGATTGGATTCGCAATTGTTGTTGGGTCACTGTTGTAAGCAACAACAAAGGCAACATCAACGCTAAAACCAAAATACTCTTTTACAGCACAAGTCAAATCAGCCGTTGCCGCACCATTTACAGCCGACTGGTCACCAACAGCAGTATAATAATGGGAACCAACTGGCAAATCAATGAACGGTAAACGGATAATATCCCATTCGTGGTCATTTGATTTTGCTCCTCTCATTGCTTCACGGTCCACACGTGTAAGGATTCCTACATTTCCGTCTTCAACTGCGATTGCAGTCGCAAACTTGCCTGTTTCATTCACTAACTGATGCGAATAGTGCATGATTTTGTCAGAAAATTCTAAGGTCTTATTTACTTCGTTATAAACAGCCTTTTGCTCCATCTTGCGAACCATCGAATCAATACCGGCATTCCCGATTACGTGAATTTGTCCGGGATAAGCATTTGCACGCATCAATGAATTCAAGTCACCTAAGATTTCCTCACGAGCAACCCAAGGTACTTGTACTTCGTTGCCTGTTTGCGTATAAATCAACAAATCTTTGAAAACTTGCGTTTTTTGTGCTTCGAGTGCTGCGATTGCCGCCGTGTCCAATGCGATTGATAAAGCTCTTACATTTTTTTCAAGTTTTCTGTTGAAATCTTGTTCGTAAGAAATATCATTGTTCATGTGCGAGGCTGGGACCATTGTAAAGCCAATGGCATAAGTCGCAAATGTAACAGTGTACAAAGCAGACGTATTGTCCGAGTCAGCAATAACACAAGAACGAGTATTTGAAACACTAACACCAGAATCATAATTGATAACTGGAATTTGGATAGTATTACCAATACTTGCCATTGCTTTTTGTTGAAGTTCTGAATTCAACATTGCATTTGGCGATTGCGTTTGTTGAATAAAAAAATCTAAAGCTCCGTACTCAAGTGGACGGGTCATGTTTTTGTCAAATGCAGGGTTTTTGATTCTCCAATTCTGCATTCTTGTCGCTAATAATGACATATTATTTTAGTTTAATTGTTATAAATTAGGCTGACCCATTGCCCTTGAATTTACTTTCACAAAATTATCATTTTCTTGACATTAGGAAGATGATAATTTATCTTTCTGGAAGCGATGCAATATTATTATCCTTCCAAATTTGGCTCATCTGAGCATCAAACTCATTTGAACCTTTTGTTAATCCGTTTTGAAGCAATGTTTTAGTTGCAATTTCGTTTGCCTCAACTCTTGTTTTTGCTCCACTAATATCAATCACTTGGCCGCCTCCACCAGCTCCACCAGTTCCACCAGTTCCTCCACCTCTTTGTTGCCTTCCTGTATCAAGAATTGGCGTTAATTCCTTCGATAGAAGCTCTTGGGCGGTAAATGGATTTAGTTGATTTTCTGGATTGTTTAAAACCGCTCCGTCTTTGTTTCTGAAAACTAATCTTTTGCCACCTTGACCATCGTCAATATAATCAGGCTTATATTCAGTTTTTAGTTTTGACAAAGCCGTATTCAACATTACACCCGTTACCTCTTTCGGTAAGTCTGCCTTAAATTTCAATCCTGATGAAGCAAGGTTTAATTCGCTTGAAATTTTACTGTCGAACAATTCAGCTTTATGAGTCTCAGTTGCCTTGTCGTAGTCTGATTTTAAGCTAAGATACTGGGTTTTTGTTTGCTCAAGTTCTGCTTTTACTTGAACTAATTGTTTTGCAGCTTCTTTATCGGATGTTCCTTCACTGATTGTCTTTTCAAGTCTTGTTTTTTCGTTCGACAATTCAGTGATTTGCGTTTGAAGAGTATTGACCTTTTCAGCGGATTCTTTTAGCGTTTTGGTTGCACGCTCAAGATACTTGTAAGTCTTTTCGTCTCCCTCTCTCTGAACACCTGTGATTGTTGCAATTGAAGAATCCATTCCACGGTAAATTTCTCCAATTTTTGTACCTAACACTGAATCCTCATCATTTTTTGAAAGATTCTCAATTGCGGTAATTTGCTCGTCGGTTAATCCTGCTAAAACTGCATTTGCTTTTAATACTTCTTTTTTGAGTGCCATAATTCTAACCCTTTGAATTTATGTTTTAATGATGATTACTTACTTTTTTGTTGACTGGCTAAAGCTTTTGCAACGGCTTCTTCAATTGTCTTTTGATTTTTAGCTTCATTATCAGCTAAAGCTTTTGCTACGGCTTCATTAATAGCTTTTTGCTTTTCCTCATCTTCCAAAGCTTTTTTGTCTTCAATAGATTTGGACTTTGCTTCTTGAGCCTTTTGAAGATTTTCAGCTTTGATTTTAGATTGAGATTCAATCCACTTATTTGGATTGTGCAATTCAACTAAAGTATAACCTTGTCTAACAAGATTTTCTTTCAAGTTTTGCTCATAAGCTTTTTTTCCAAAAACTTGAATACGTGGACGGCTCAAACGCTCTCCGCTTTCCGAGTCAAACTTTCTGACTTCAATCTTAACATGATAGCGGTCTTCTTCGCCAGTTGGCACTACGTAATTCTCTGGAGTAATATCTAAAATACTAACATCCTTACCCTTGTTGTTTAGCATATTCTAAGAATTTTTGATTAATGATTTCAATTTTTTTTGAATAAGGAACATTGATACCAAACTCTAATAAATTTGTATTTTCCCTTTCAAATCTTTTAACAAAGTTAGAAAAGTTTAGCTTTACAATCAATTGTTCTTTTGAAATCAAAGATTTTTCGTAATAGCTAAGAACTTCATCTCTTGTCATGTGGCGAAATGGTTCTAATTCAGCCAAAATAAACATCCTTTGAAGTTCTGTCTGATTGTGTCTATATTCTGTTTCAATGATTTGATTCTGCATAGCGTCAAGCTCTGCTTCACTTGCACCTGATTCTTTGGCAATTTTGTATTGCTCCCTTAGTTTAGCCACCGAAACAACATAAAAATCTGTTCCGTAATTTACTTTAGAAGAAATAAAAAGTTTGCCATAACGCAATTTACAAATTGTAGAATCTACGAAGTTTTGAGCCTCTTCAAATCCTTTTTTTACTCTATTAAGAATTGTTGTTTGAGATTCAAAATTAGCTGTTACTTGAGATTCATTTATTGCTTGATTTGACACTAATTCAGAATCTACACCGCAAACACTTGTAATTACTTCATTTTTTAATCTTGCTTGTTCAGAAACATTAAAATCTAAAGAATCTTTATCAATAGTAAGAATTTGTACAGGGTTTCTTAAATCTGCTTGATTCTCTTGAGGAATTGGTACTTCAACAAATGAACCAGCTCCAGCAATACGTTTATTGCTACACTTAGGACAACCAAGTAATTTGCCGCTTGAGTCAATCTTATAAGTTCCTCTATTTTTCAAAAAACCACCGTCGCACTCATCGCCAGTTTCATCATTTGAATAATTACAATCTTGTTCATAACCTGAATAAATCGGATATGAACCGTATAAGTCAAGATGCTTTTTTGAAGTGAAAAAAAACAAATACCAATCCAAAGCACTTAGAACTTTTGAAAGAATATGATTTTTAATATCAGGTTCTTGTAAGTTTAATGATTCATTCCAAAAGAATTTTGCTGGGCAATATCCTAAATCGTGAGGTTCTTCACTTATTAAATCACCAAGTTCATTGTTGTTTTCTTCTTTGAATACTCTGAAATATTCATCGTCGAAAACCGCAATTTGCTTTTTTGGTTGCCTAAAAGCTATCCATTCCATCACTCCATTTTTTGCTACTTCATAGCCAATTACTTGCGAAATTGGTAAAAAGTAGAAATAAGGCTGTGGGTAATTATCTGATAAGTCTTGAACATTTGGTAAATCGACAATCAAAACGCAATTGTGTTCATACTTAAACATTTCCCATCCTTTTTGATGCCAAACTTCTGGTTCTTTCAATATTTCTTGACGGTAATATTCCCAATCGTCTCTTTGTTCAGCATTCATAAACTGATAATTAAATGCTGGGTTTCTTCCATCAAAAATTCTTGAAAGCTTATCAAAGCAAATCCCCGTCACTTCATTTGTAGCAACGGGGTATCTGAATAATAACTTGAAAATCTTAGCCTTATCGTGCGGAATAAGTGAATCAACAAAACTTAGAAAGTCAGAAATTGGCTGTGAAATATATGGCAAAATTTTAGTTTCAGAATGAAATTTGATTCTATTCTGGTGAAGTATTGCCTTCTGAATCGTTTGACGCTTCTTTTGAGCCTTTACCTCCTCTTTTGCTTGCTTTATATCCAATCCCATTGTCGTCTAAATAATAATTTGAATCACTTGGTAATTGCCAACCACTTTGAGGCATCCTTAAAATTCTTTCAGCGTGATTGATTTCAAATGTTTGTCGCTTCGATGAATCTAATGTTTCAAGTTCTACTTCTGTGAATTTTGCCATTTTGTTAAATTTTAAACGCTTGCGACTAAATCAGTCAAAGGATTGAAATCAGTCGGTTTAACTTTTTTCAAATCGTCTGAATAATTTGGCAAGTACATCCATTGAATGTTGTTTGAGTCTGGGTTCTCTAACCCACCAAATCCCTTATCTGAAACGAAAAAAGAACGAATTGGAATTGGATAATACTTGCCTGCAGTAACAGTGTCTTCAATTGCACCAATTGCACCATTTTCATCAAAAAGATACACTCCAATATTTTCACATTGTAAAGTCTTTAAAATCTTAATGACACTTTGCGGAGCTGAACGAAGCACGCCCGTAAAAGGACTTGGTTCACGACCAACAATAATACTCACCCCTCCAAGCGTTTCATTTCCTCCGCCGAACTCACGTGCAGCACCTGGCTCTGTTGTTGGTGCTTGAATATATGGACTAATAACAACTTTAGTATCATCAGCAGCAACTAAAAGCGGAGTCCAATTCGCTTTTAATTTCATATCAGCAGTTGCCAAAAAACTGTTTTTTGAACCATCCGCCTTAAAAATACGCTGAAATGCTACTTTTTGAATTTGCCCGAAATCTTCTATACAAGTGATTGCTGGCAAAGTTGGCAAAGCTGCCGAAAGTGGGCATGAACAAACCATAATTATTTTTGTTTTAACTTTAAAATTTATTTAATAGGGCTTACCCTTTGCCCATTTTCGATATACAAATGTAAATAAATTATTCGATTGTTCTTGTGTTTGTGGCTTTTTATGTTAATAAGAAAACATTATTAGTTTATAACCTTCACACCTCTATTTTCATAAGAATAAGGCTTTAAATTACCTTCAGCAATTTCTTTTTCATAAATTCCTGTTAATCCGTCTTCTGGGTCATCATGTGTATTTGCTGAAAAGTTCCTTAAAAATCCAGTAATATGGTCGTAAATTTTTTTGTAACGGTTTTCCCATCCAAGTGGCATGATGATTTGATTGGAAGGCTTGAAAAGAGTGGAGAATTAATAATAGACATCAAGCGTTTGGAAGATTTAGAAAATATCCCTTATGGTGCATGGGTAAGGATTAATTTTGAAGCCATTAAAGAAAGCGAATCAACTGAACTTGACCCAAGAGAAAAAGGTCAATCGTTGTGGGAAAAAAGGCATTCAAAACAAAAATTAGAAAGGCAAAAATTACTTGACCCAATTCAATTTCAATGTTTGTATCAAGGTAATCCCGGAAGTGCCGAAGGAAAACTTTATCAACCATTCAAAACTTGGGCAGAAAAATCAGAATGGGGAACATACATTCGTTCAGGAAATTATACAGATGTTGCCGACGATGGTGACGATTTATTGTTTTCTGCTTGCTACGAAATTTACAAATCAGAAAATCAAGTATTTAATGAAAATACAAAAAGATTTGAACCTCTAATTTTTGCACTCATTACCGATATGGTAATGACGAGCGAGAATACAGAGATTACAACGGTAACAATCCCACAAATGATTAATAGGAATGGTGTTCAAAGAGCTTGGATTGAATCAAATGGCGGTGGTTCTCAGTTTGAAAAAAACATCAAGAAAAAAGTAAAAGCTCAAACTTTTCCTTTTCATCAAGGTGGAAATAAAGAAAGTCGTATTATTACATCTTCAGCGATGGTAAACCAACATATCATCATGCCAATCGGTTGGGAAAATCGTTACAAAGATATATACGAACATATTACGGGATTTTTGAGGAATTTTTCAGCAAATAAACATGATGATGCCGAAGATGGATTGACGGGAATTTATGAGAAAGAAATTGCTGAATGTAATTTGAAGCCTTATTCTTATGAAAATAGAGGTGTGAAGGTTAGAAATTAAAAAAAACTAAAAATAAATAACAAAAACATTTGCAACTTATGAAAAAACCTCTTATCTTTGACATAAGAAATGAGAACAACGATGTTCCATTAAAAAAACTACCACAATGGCAATTTACACAAAAAAACAAGCTGATTTATTAAGACCTTCAATCTATAGTGCATATTCTGAATATTGTCGTGCATACGTACAAGTAAAGGCATATCTAAAGGAAAATGCAATTGCTTCATTGCAAAAAACAGACCCAAATATCAAGGAGTCTGATGTAAAAAAAACAGGATTTATAAATTCTCATCAATCACCTGTTGACAGAATTGTTGACGCAGGCATTTTTAATGAAACATTTAAAATTGTTTTAGATTCAGACTTATAAAATATCTATGGAAGAAATAGAATTTAATAATTCACCATTGCAAGTTGTAATGGTGAATGCCAAGAGCAAATACATATTTTACTTATTTACTGAAAAGGCATTAAGTAAACAACCAGAATCAAAATTCTGGAAAGATGCTTTTGAGCTCATAAAAGTATTGCGTGAAAAAGAAATAGAAAAAAACCGCAAGAAATTAGCAGAAGATGTAAAAAATCGCATGATTCAATATGAATTAGAAGAAGAACAAAGAAAAAAGAGTAATTATGTAATGACACCACTGGATTTATCTATATTAAATGATAAAGATTATGGTGATTATAGGCAACATGGCTTTAAATAAGTAAAATTAAAAAAATGGTATGGCTTAATTGTCATGCCATTTTTTGTTATTAACATAAAAAGCCACAAACACAAGAACAATCTTCATCATTTTTAGAAAGATTTTCAATTGTTGTGATTTGTTCGGCTGTCAATGTTGCCAATACTGCATTTGCCTTGATTATTTCTGCTTTAAGTGCCATAATTCTAACCCTTTGAATTGTGTTTATTGATTATTTTTCTGATTGCTTTTGACTTGCTAAAGCTTTTGCGACTGCTTCAGCAATTGCCTTTTCATTGTTTGCACTATGAACGGCTAAAGCTTTTGCAACGGCATCGTCAATTGCTTTTTGCTTTTCTTGTTCTTCAATAGCCTTTTTATTTTCAAGCTCTTTGGCTTTGCTTTCTTGGCTTTTATGAACACTTTCAGCTTTGATTTTTTCTTGATTTTCAATCCAATTTTTAGGATTATGCAATTCAACTAAAGTATAACCTTGTCTAACAAGATTCTCTTTTAATGATTGTTCGTATGCCTTTTTACCAAAGCATTGGATTCTTGGGCGGCTCAATCTTTTACCTGTTTCTGAATCGAACTTTCTAACTTCGATTTTGACATGGTAACGGTCTTCTTCCCTTGTCATGTGCCTAAATGGCTCTAAATCTGCCAAAATAAACATTCTTTGGAGTTCCGTTTGATTATGTCTATACTCAGTTTC